AACGTAAGATGCAGAGTCTTTTGTAAGGTCGCCAACGTAGATATAGCCATGACCCCAGCTTTTATCAATCGCTTCCGTGTCCTCGTGTCCAAGTCCAAAGAGTGCAGCGTGGTAATGAGGTCGATGATGTTGTTCTCCGTATTCGCCACAAGCGTAATAGCGGAACTTATCCGGCGCGATGATTTTTCGGAGGCGCTTGATGAAGTCTTGGAGGTCTTTCGGATTGAGCGTGCGGCCATCGGGCTCATTATCTTCATTATAGGTCAAAGTTACAAAGCAATTTTTTGAATGCTTGTAAGATTCGAGCATGATACGTGACGCCCAGATACGCCGGCGTTTGATAAGACACGGAAGGCAACCACCGCATCCAAAAGGCAAGCCGGTGCCCCCGTGTACGAACGGGTTCTTACATATCATTTGTTTAATTAATTAGAGTCTGTCGCCAATGCGTTTTCGGATAAGCTTACGCTTCATGCGGGCCTTAAGAGAGCCACGTTTTTTTCCACGTCGTTTACGTCGTTTCATATTTACCTTCCTTTATAAGACTTCCCACCTGGAAAATCCCAGTTGATTTCGGAACGCTTTTTATTTTTTTCAGGGATGTAACCCTGATGTTTAAGAGACCAAGCCCAGCGATCATAGCCTTTGGGAAGCGCCGATTTAGGAGGCTTGGGACCACCGCCCCAATTAGGTGCGATATTGTTACGAATATAATGAGACCATTCTTGAGGCATATTATCTTCAATGCGTTCCTTTACATCAGTAGAGGGAACAGGAACGAGGGCTCCGTTACCGGTGATAGTCCAACCCACGTCGGGGATTGCACCGGGTTCAGAATGAGGAGCACCAGGAAGAGACATCGTACGCGATAAAGGTTTCTCTTGAATACCGGGACCAGAATTGCCTTGGCCGGAAATGAAATTTTGAGAACCGGGAAATGCGGGACCAACCTGCGACATTTTAGTTAGTTGTGAGTTTTTTATAGCATTGTCGAGGGCTTTCCCTTCGAGATCGAGACGTGCGCTTTGAAGCTGCAATGATGAGAAGTCTCGTTCTTCTTGAGTCCGAGTGGAGTGAATAGAGCGTGCGATGTCTTGGCCCATGGATCCGAGATCGGGACCAGAGACAGTTGGCGAAGCGCCAAAGGATGATTGAAATGAAGATGTAGGAGCGCCTAAGGCGACTAGTGGATTAATACCGGCGCGTTTAGCGTCTTCGACCTTCCAACGAAGGCCGTTGGATGCGAATTCTTTTTGAGCGTTATAATTACGTTCATCAGCTTCGCGTTGTTTTTTTTCCATCTCTTTATTTTGATAGTAACCAGAGATTTTTTGGCCGACACCGGCGCCAACAGCGGCCCCTACGGGTCCGCCGAATGCGGCGCCTGCGGCAGTGAGAGAGATAGGGGCAATGTTTTGTGCCCAGAAATTTCCGACTTTAGAAAAGAAACCCATTATTTTCGGCCCTTGCAATGTATTTTTGATTGCCAGTTATAGATCGGGGATTTTTGACCGCCTTTTCCAGTTTGCGAAAATGCGTGAAGTACCTCGCGTCGTTGTTGCCTACGAACACAAACCATGGTCTGCCGTTCTTCAGGACTTCGAGGTGATTGAGATACTGCTTGAGACGATGAGGCCACAGGCGGAGTATACGTTCGCAGTTTTGCAGCTCCTGCGACGTTAGGTCGGGGAGGCTGGCTAGGGGGGTTGATTCGCGGTGCATTATAAACCCGAGGTGTAGAGTAGATTGTAGGAGTTAGAGTCGGTGAACCAAGATAAGCCCGTGTCATAGATAAATCTAAGTACGGGACTGTTTGGGGACTCGGGACGGAGTAATGGGAATCAGAGCGCAACCGTTGGTTAGAAGTTACACTTCGCGTCCGATTCCTAGATCTACTTCGTCCCATTGTTGAGTCCCCTTTTTGGTGTCACCTAGACTTATACATATCAAGTGAATGTATAAGTCTTATTGTTCCTCATCAGCGTCAGCTGATTCGTCGATTTTTTGTTTTTTGCGCTTAGCGTCAATAGCAGCAGCGCGTTCGGCGGCTTCAGCGGCCGCCTTTTCATCGCGAATTTTGCGAGTGAGAGCTGCGTCGAAAGACTTGCGTTGTTTATCAAGCACAGCTTTTTCGTATCGCGTAAGCTCACGATTTAATTGCTCGTCATAAACGAGCTCATGAGGAGACTGAAAATGTTCGTCCTCCTCGTCAGTTCCGAAGTCATCAAAGTCTTCGGGGCTCTCCTCGCCTTCCTGAGAGGCTACGTATCGATTGTGTGCCCCCATGTACCTAGCAATCTGTTCGGCCAACGTAGGGGGCTTTTGAAACTTTACTGGTGCAGTTAATGGGCGTGGGTCGACCTCTTCGGTTCGACGACTGATATTTCGCTTAGACATTAGAAGCTCCTTGGTGTGCCGACTTTAGAGACAATACGTCTCGCACGGATTTTATGGTTGACCATGACCTGAAGTTCATTGCTGGTAGTATCAGCATAGATTCGGTCAGTAGGATTTGCAGTAACAAACGTAGAGTTTAGGGCTGGCTCTGAGCTGAATATTCGAGCCATGTGCCATGAGTCGAGAGTAGTTCGGAATTCACCCGCGATAGTGCTTTCAGCGCGTCTGTAATCGTCGTACCTGTCAATGTATCCAAAAGTTCCATTTGGAGTTGAATGGGCCGCGTAGACCTCTTTGTAAGGAATCTCATCCTGACCGACAAATTGCAATTCCTGTTGGAAGAAGTCTTCCTTTGTTCTTCGATTCCATGTTTTAGTAATTCCTTGAGCGTAAATCGTTTTTGGCAGGACGGACAAGAGAGAAATGACATAGCCGTGTTCCTCGAAGAAACGTTGATATTTATTAGATTTCATTGCTCCGATTCCGTGTCCACCAAGTTGGCCAAGAGGGTACTCGTCGGAATCGTATGTTCCAGGAGCAGTTTGAACAACCTCTGAGAACTGAATGGTTTCGACTCCACCGCCAAGATATTCAGGACGTTGTAAACGAGCGTCGGATGATTTAACCCCAAGGAATGCAAGATAATCAGTATATCGAGAGCCATAGAGTGATCGATTTTCTGCGTACTGTTGCAAAGCAAACGCAGTTCTTAATTCGGAGATGGTCGCGGCTGTGGCAAGAGAAAGGTCAGCGCGGATATTTGGCCAACGGGTCCCACCAATAAGCTGCGATTCCATAGCCGCAAGCTCGTTGGCAGAAGAAGAGTCAAACTCCATGTAATTAGAATAACTAGAAGTAGTGCCGTCTGATTCGTAGACAGTAGTAGGACCAGCTTTTTCGAAAGTTTGATTTGTTTTTCCGATACCCAAGACAGGAGCGGAAGTACCAAGAGGTAGGGTAACAGCAGCGCCCTTTTGAGCCGTAGCACGAGCAAGTGTAAAACGGTCGCGTTCCCAAGCAGCCTTCTGAAGGGCAATATTGGTAGTAGTATCAGGACCAGAAGTAGTATCGATAGTAAGAGCAGTAACAAGATCTTGATCCCTAAAAAATTCGTTAAAAATTAACGCATACGAGCGGAAGGGTAAAGCAGAGACTTCGAGAGAGGCTACGCCCGGAGGGACCCCGAGATAATCTCCAAGGGAACCGACGGAATAACCAGTCCCAGGCGTTGTAGTAATCGTAGGGAATACCGAGGCGTCGAGGCCGTCGGGACCACCCGTGATAAACTTCTCCCAGTCATCCCAGACGAGACGGTGAGGGACGAAGAAGTGATGTATGCGCGCGCGTACAGGATGCATAACTGGCGTTGCAAGCGGGGCGACGCGAATGAGAGCGGAAGTCGAGTGTTGAAAAGAGTCACCGGGTAGAACCTCCTGAAGACCAATAGGAACTAGTTGCCCTTGGTCGCAAGATAACAATTTATAATTTGAAAGGGAATGCTTTGAACGCTTCATTGAATCACCTCGATAACGACTTTACAGTTTTTACAGTACACATATTTAGAGCCTTTGACTGGCTTACAAGGCTTTTTCACACACTTCATAGTTTGTCTTTCTTTGCTGAAAAGATTTTATTCTTCGTTTCTAATTGCAGCACTTTTTGTTTGTTTTTGTCAATAAGGTAATATTTGAATTTTTGTGATTTGTCAAAATATTGCGAGATCTGCGTATTTTGCGAATTTGACTCATGGTCTTTGTACAATTGACGCATTTCTTCTTTCCAACGTTCGATTGAAATGTCCGGTGTTTTTTTGTCAGGGAAGCCCAGTTTTTCACGCAATTTACCTCGTATATATTTACCTAACGGTACTTGTTTTTTTTCCAGAAGTAGATGATCGGGAACATCACCAATTTCAGCGAGAGCATCACAGCCAGCAGGAGTAGTGAGAGTATCAGCAATGTCTTGAACTGCAGAAGCACCAATTCCGGGCTTAAGAGACATGCGTGCGAATTCGGGATGTCTTCCAGAAAGTTCGAATTCTGTATTTGGATTATTAGGGTTGCTTAGTTTTTTTGTGACGTAGCCTGCAACGTAAGATGCAGAGTCTTTTGTAAGGTCGCCAACGTAGATATAGCCATGACCCCAGCTTTTATCAATCGCTTCCGTGTCCTCGTGTCCAAGTCCAAAAAGTGCAGCGTGGTAATGAGGTCGATGATGTTGTTCTCCGTACTCGCCACAAGCGTAATAGCGGAATTTATCCGGCGCGATATTTTTTCGGAGACGTTTGATGAAGTCTTGGAGGTGTTTCGGGTTGAGCGTTCGGCCATCGGGCTCATTATCCTCATTATACGTCAGAGTTACAAAGCAATTTTTAGAATGCTTGTAACTTTCCAGCATGATACGGGATGCCCAGATGCGCCGGCGTTTAATAAGACACGGGAGGCACCCACCGCATCCAAAAGGCAAGCCGGTGCCCCCGTGTACAAACGGGTTTTTACACAACATTTGTTGAATTAATTAGAGTCGGTCGCCAATGCGCTTGCGAATAAGTTTTCGTTTCATACGCGCTTTGAGGGAACTTCGTCTTTTTCCACGTCGTTTACGTCGTTTCATAAGAGTCCTTTCAGTCTAGAAGATAGGAGCGAACCCCCATATTCCGTTTTCGGTAATGATTCGCAGGAAATGAAGGTTGAAATTCTTGCGCCTTATGATTCCACTCCCAATGAGTGTAACCCTTGGGGAGCGCAGATTTCGGGGGTTTGGGACCGGAGCCCCAATTCGGAGTGACGTTGTTACGCCAATAGTGGGACCACTCATGGGGCATGACGTCCTCGATGCGTTGTTTCGCATCGGTAGAAGGGACGGGGACGACGCCAGTTGGCGTTTTAAGCCAACCGACGTCGGGAATAGCTCCTGGTTCGGAGTGAGGTGAGCCCGGTAAGGAGGCCGTGCGCTCCATGGGCTTATTTTGAATGAGGCCAGGTCCAGAGTTACCCTGGCCATCGATAAAGGATTGAGAACCTGTTGAGGGAAATGCTGGTCCAACCTGCGACATTTTATGAAGAGTTGAGTTTTTGATAGCGTTGTCGAGGGCTTTCCCTTCGAGATCGAAACGTGGGCTTT